CCCGACTGACCACCCGCCGCGACAATCTGCGCGATGCCTTCGGCAGCCATCGGCAACCGCTCGGACATGCTCAGCACGTCCTCACCCATCTCCTTGAACTGGGCCGGCGTCTCAAAGTTGACCACCTTCTTGACGTCGGCCATCGCGCTTTCAAAGCCGATGGCAGCCTGAACCCCCATGACAAAAGGGGTCGCAATGGCGCCCCCTTGAATCGCATCCATGAAGGTGATTTTGCCGAGGCCCGAGCTATTCAACTGCTTGCGCAGAACGGCTGCGTTCTTGCGCACCCCACTCAACACCGGCGACAACTTGTCGACGCCAGTGATGAGCGCCTTTAGCTGGAACTTATCCGCCATTGCCGCCCCCTAACATCGCCTGGATTCGCCACGCGTTTTCTTCACTCTCAAACAACTGGTCTAACGGCCAGTTCATGACCTCGTTCGGGTTCACTTTCCAGAACCAGGCGAGGTCATAGACCAACTCGGTCAGTTGCTCGGGGCTTCGGAATCGGGGGCTTTCGTCGCCGGTGTAAGGAAAAAACCAATGACCATCCACACCAGTGTGTTCAGGTCGAAAATGTCCAGTTGGTTAACCGAGCTGGGGGGAATGCCGGCACACACCGCAATGTACTTCGATGCAGCTTCAGTTTCGGCAACTGGTCGATTGTCTTCGCCCAAGACATAGGGAAGCACTTTGATAGTGCGAACTTCCTGAGGGGTTGGGCGACGCAGATTCAGTTCGGTCAGTTGCTCACCGTGAGCATTAATCGGCGCGGCCAACGGGTGGGTAGTAGTGCTCATTACTGCCAGTCTCCAGAAATACCATCGAACTTGATCGCAACCTTTGCGTCATCGGCAGACATTTTCATTTCGTCCACCACATACGCACCGGACAGCACATAACAACTGCCGTCCTTGAACTCGACGGTGACCGTCATGTTGGTGCCGTTTTCCAGCTTGGCCTGAGGGAAACCCGGGGTTTTGACCGCATCGACCGCCACATAGGGCGTCAGGTCTTCTTCCTTGAACACCCCCGTGGTAATCGTCTCGCGCTTGAACTTGGACAACGGCACCTCAACACCGCCGGTAATCGTCAACTGCTCGCCGTCGACCTTGATGTAACAGGTGCCCGCGACTTTCTGACCCATAAAGGGATCTCCCATGAAAAAGCCCGCACAAGGCGGGCCGGGGTGGATGTGGAAGGGTTACGCCGCGTCTTCGTACTGCAGGCGGAACTGATAGAGCAGCGCAAACACGCGCAACTGATTGACCAGATCCGGCGGGAACAACACGTTCAGGCGGTTCGGGTTGCTCGCGTCGCGCTCGACAATCAGCTGCGCCTTGAACAGCTCGGTGTTCTCAACGATCCCGGCGCGCTCCAGCTCACGGTACGCCGCGATCAGTTCGCCACGGATCACCAGCGGCGTGACGATTGCCTGGCCAGCGCCGAAGTTGGTGCCATCGTTGGCCAGCTTGCAGCGCCCGTACTTGCTGGTAATCCGGCTGCGCAGGTAGCGGATAACGTGCGCCGACTGGTGCAGCGTTTCGCTGTCCAGATAGGAGTCATCCGGCTGGCCGAAGGCGTTACGCTGGTAGGTCGTCACGGCGCGCTGAATGCGGTACTCGCCGCCACTGCTCGATGCCGTAGCGATGCCGCTTTTCAGCAGGGAATCCGCCTCGGACAGCATGAAACGGTCGCTCGCAGCAGCGGGAGCAATAGCCCCCAACACACCGGTCTGCGTGGGCCGAGCCGGGTCCGCGCTGATGAACACCGCCGTGCGTGCCCCCCACTGCGCCGCGACCTCCCAGACGGGCTGGGGCACGCCAGGTTCAAAGCCGTGAATCGTCATGTGCGGGTCATTGCGCAAACGCCCCGCCGCCACCAGTTGGCCAAGCGTGCCGCGCTTGGCGCTGTACACATGGCCATAGAGCTGCTTGGCCCACGACCAGCGACCGGCGCTGTCATCCATGACTTCTTTCCAGTCATCGAGCGTAGCGCTGTCGGTCCAGGGCTGGGTGATGAACTCAAACTCTTCATCGCCCAGCGCCGCCAGCGCCATGGCCATGTCAGGCGAACCGACACCGCCAGTCATGGCAGTGACTGCCAGCACCAGGCCTGCCGGTGTCACCTCGCCATTGACGCGCCCCAGGCGATTCAGCTCGACTTGAATGTCGTTGCCGAGGTCACCCTTGAACTTTGCCGTCAGCGTCACGACAGCGCCTGCAGCCTGAGCAGTAACAGGCAGGTCAGTTGCCGCGTTGATGCTGGTCGCCAAGCCGGCGGCCACGGCCTCAGCCGACGCCGAGGCAACCACGGCAGAGCGCACACGCTGGCCAGCCACGTACAGGTTGATCACGCCTGCTGCTGTCACGTTGCCCGTTACGGTAACGCTGCAGGTCGCAGTCGCGCCAGTGTCGACCTTCAACGGCAGGCACCAGACCTCACCGGCAATGTCGATAGCGCGGTGCATTTGGTGCATTGCGGCCAGCATCGAGCCGGCGCCGCCGATGGCAATGGCTTCAGAGGTGCGCGACACCAGCACCAGGCTACCGATTTCGGCGGCATCGGCGTTGTCGTTGACCTGGCCAATGATCAGGCGGCGAAGTCCGGCACCGGCGCCGCTGTTCGCCATCGAGTTATCAACCTCGGCGTAGAACAGCGGGACACGAATATCAGACGGAATGTTGCTGAAACCGACGCTCATACCTTGGCCTCTTTCTTGGGCTTGGCTTCTACCACGTCACCCGCATTCAGGCGGCGCACCCAGTACGCATTACGGGGCACATAGGCGCCCTCTTCGGGCAGCAGTTCGCCGCCCTTCTCCGGCATCGGGTTGTCACGCCCCGCTACCGGCTTCAGGTAAATCTGAGTCATTGAGATAAGTCCTCTCGGGTTTTGATTTCGATACGCCCGTCAGGCCCCTCGGGGGCGACATTGCGGTCGACCACGGGGTCGATAAAGTCGAACGACGTGTCGACCCCTTCCAGCGGAGGAAGGCCCAGCAGCGTGCATGCCTGCCACGTTTCCGGGCTGGTACCAGACCCAATGGTTAAGTTGCCCAACTGGAAGTCAGCGAAGAACCGGAACCGGTAAACCACCCGATCACGGTCGATCAGCAGCAAAGACCCGCCGTCATACAGCAGTTGCCCGTAATCCTTATCAGGCTCAAACCCAACCAGAGCGCGCCAGAGACTGGCCCGAACCAAATGCAACTGGTCGGCAACCTGCTGCCCGCGCTCGTCGTAGTTCTTCAGTACGACGCACACATCAATGGCGTCCCTGACCTGCTGAACAATGACGTTCTGCTGCTCCGGCTCATCGGCCCCGTCACCGGTGGGGATCACATACGCTGCAGGCAGCTTCATCAGCGCACTGCCCTTTACCGGGTCCCAATCCAGACCGCCCGCCACCCGGTTTTCAAAAGACGGGCAGCGCTGTTTCAGTTGCTCGATCACTGGGGTGATTCGCATGCTTTCCTCTCGGGTACAAAAAAGCCCCATTACGGGGCTTGGGCGGCGCCTGGGGCGTCAGTTCAACAGCGCGTCGGCAAAGGTCTGCCGCAAGATGCGCTGGACGTCTGCCTTGGTGTCCGCCAAGGCATCGGTCATGTAGTTGTCTCGCGGTGTGATGCGCCACCCGTTTCCCTGCCGAGCAGCCACCAACGCCTGCCGCTGGCCACTGGCACGGCGATTACTCTTGCCACGCCCCTTGCCCGGGGCTAACGCCCGAGGCCTGGACCCAAGCCGCACCCCATAGTGCAGATACGCGGGATAGAACTCTTCCATGCTTTCGGTCTTGGTCGGTGCAATACGCACCAGAAAGCCAGAGCGCGACACCTTGTAGCTGATCGAATCGACCGTCGCGCCGGTTCGACTCTCCGGGTAGCCCGCCTGCCCACCGCCAAGCGCCAGGTTCATCTGCGCGCGGCCAGTGACCAAGGCACCAACCTTGCGCATGCCTGCCCGAACCTTGCGCTTGTTGAAGGCTTCAAAGTCGAACTTTTCAAAGCCTTCGATATGCAGGTAGCCGTCAACGGAAACCGAATTGCTCATCGCTTCCCCCTTCGTTGGCAGGCGGACCATCTGGCCCCAGCTCCTCAACTTCAATCACCGACCACACCATGCGCCCAGCCAGATCGGTTGGCCGACGGACGCGAAACACCCGATCATGCCAAACGAGCTCATGCGCCGAGTCCAAGCCCGGAATGTGGCGGCAGTAAAGGCGGTGAGTGATCTTGTTGCCGGTTTGCTGAGCATTGGCATAGGTCGCCGTTCCCAGCGGCTCAACCTTTACCCAGCGGTTGCAAACGTGGGTGAACTCAGGCGCCAGGCCGGCGCCTGCTGGCTTGTCGACACGAACTCGAACAGCCATGCGAGCGCGAAGCTCGCCCGAGGAAGGCTCTCTGATCGCCATGGCTAGAACCTCGGCGGCACGGTGATATCCGCCAACAGGTGGTCGACGAAACTCGCCGGGACTTCGGCCAGCGTTTGCCCGACGACCAAAAGCCCCCGGTGGGTGAATACCGTTTCCGCCGCCATCAGCAACCAGCTCAACACACCGGGGTAGGCCTCAATGTTCACGCCGGCGCGGTATCGAATACGCAGCGCACCTGATGGCCGGCCACCAGGGAAATGCAGATAGCTTTCCCGCCCACTGGAACGAACCTCAACCGCACCGGAAAACAGCTCAGGGCTTGCGCCGTCGTCCAGCAGGTGAACTGATTCGACCTCTGTTACCTGCCCAACATCCAGTGGGTGCCCCGACGCGAAGTGCTCAGGCCAGTCCTCTTCGTAGAGGGCAGCCCGAACCGCGGCGCCGGTTTTGGACTCGCATTGCGCGGTAACACCGGGAATGATGATCTGCTCGATCAGCTCTGATTGCAGATCTTCCGGCTCAGCCCGACATTGATACGCAACCTGCTCCAGCGTAAGCACAGGCGGCCCCGTGTAGGCGATACGGCGCGCCATGATCAGGGCTTCCCATCAGCATCCGATTCCGCACCTGGCTTGCTACCGGTACCGGACTCATCTGCTCCGGCACTACTCTGTGCCGCACTGGGTGCATTGCTATTCGCACCAGTCTTGCCCTTTTTTGAAGCCTTCTTGTCAGCCTCAATGGCATAGCCTGCCTCAATCAAGCTATCTGCAACGCTGGAATCAAAGCCTGCAGTTTCTCCGGCAGCATAACCGCGCCAGTTTTTTTCAAAGGTAACGATAACTTTGGACATGGGATGCTCCCCTAAACTGAGTCATGGAAGGCCCGGAGCTCCGGGCCGGGTGTGTTAGAGGGTGCTGCCCCATTTGACGTCGGTCATCACTGCCACCGACTCAACGTGCCGTGGGCCGAAGTCATGCTTGGCAATCACGCGCACCAACGTCTGATCACGCTGGAAGGCGCTGATGACGTTGCCGCTGCCGTCCTTGTAGGTAGCCTCCTTGCTGAAGTCGATGACCATCGCGTCGTCTTCGCCAATGAAGCAGTCCGCGAAGTCTGCGAAATGGATTTCCGAGGCATCGCCATCGGCCCCCAGGTTGATCGGGATCTGGGTAGAGGAGCCTACTGGGAAGCCCTTCAGCATGTTCTGGTCCAGCTCTGGATAGGCCTTGTTGCCATTGCCATCACGCAGCGCCGAGAGCCAGCGCTTGGTACGCGGCGCCATGGCAAAGCCGGGAGCCGTCATATTGGAGTTGGCATTCTCCAGGCGCAGGATCAAGGCAGACAAGGCAAACTCGACAGCCTCAAGCGTCACTGCTGCCGGTGCCGCGAACACGTTGAAAGCCGGCGCCCAGAAACGCAGCCCTTTGGGCAGGTTGCCGGTGCCTGCGCCACGCAGGAAGGAAAGGTCTTCTGCAGTCGCTACAGAGGCAGTCAGATCGTTCACCACAAGACGATCAACGCTCGGGTTGGTGCCCGAGTACGCCAGCAGGTCGTTGCTGATCGGGACCAGGGCCGCCAGTTTTTTCGACGACAGTTTCAGATCGTCGAACTGCATATCGGTAGCAGGCATATCCTCCTCGGTACCGATATAGCCGACGACTGCGCCGCCTTTAATTCGCGGCACTGTGAGGTTCCCGTTTTGCAGCGGCAAGGAGACGGCGCCGAGCTTGCGCACCACCGACTTCGGTCGCAACAGTTCGATTACTTCGCTGGAGAAGCTTTGCGGTACCAGAACCCCGCCAGCACCCGGAGTAACGGTGCTCAGAGCCATGGCGATTTCAGGGCTGTAGCCTGAATCCTTCGCCATCTTGGCGGCGGCATGCTGATCGCCGCGCGCAGCAGCGAGCACGCGAACCATCTGCGCCATGTTGGCACCTGGCACAGGCTTAGCCGTAAATGGACCACTGATGTTTCCGGGTGGACCATTCAGGCCTTGAGCGCTCTCATCGACGGGCACCGCATTGGTCGCGGCCATTCGCTCGGCGGCTTCAGCTCGAGAAAGTTTGTCGGTCAGGCTGTTGAACTGAACGCTGAGCTGCTCGAACTGGGCCAACTGCTCTGCACTGAGCGAGGTGCCCGCAGCTTCAAGTTGAGCCAGCGCCTGAATCTGGCCATTGATAGTGGCGCGTTCGCTACGCAATTGAGTTACGAGGGACATACTGCCTCCTGGGCATAAAAAAACCGCCAATAGGCGGTTGAGATCACTGCCGCGAACGCGGTCAGAGTTGAGACTGAATGGCGAAGGCTGAGGCCTGCACACTGATTCGCTGTCGTGCTTGAATGCCGCCCTGCCGTTGCGCGCGACTGATGGCGACCGCTTGAGACAAGTTATCTACCGCGAGCTGCGGTGACTCCAGGCGATCTGCGAGGCCAACAGCAATGGCAGTCGCGCCGCGATAACATCCGGCCTCGGTGGCAATGATGTCGGCCACGTCACGATTACGGTATTCGGCAACATGGGTTGTGAAGAGCTGGTAACTCTCCTGCACGATCTCATTGAGCACCTGAAGTGACTGATCAGTGATCGGCTCGTTTGGGCTCAGGTCATTCTTGTGCGCCCCTGCAAACACCGTGGTGACCTTGACGCCCATACCCTCGATCATCTTGGATCGGTCCATGTGGCTGGCAATCACGCCAATGGACCCCACGCCAGAGGTCAGACTGACCACTACGTCTGTACATGCGGCCGCAATCAGGTAGCCACCAGAGTACGCCATGAAGTTGACCAAGCCGGTGATGGGCTTGATCTTGGTTGCTGCGCGAATATCCGCTGCCAGCTCAAAGGCTCCGACTGCGCTGCCGCCTGGGCTGTCAATATCGAGCACAATGTGTTCGACCATGGGGTCGGCCACCGCTTGATTCAGCGCTGCACGTAACCCCTCGTAGCTGGTCATCGTTTCGCAAGCATTCAGATGGCTGCCGCGACTCACTAGCACCCCGTGCACCGGAATCACCTCAACACCCGTTTGGGCGATCGCAGCACGGCGCTGCTCTTCGCGGCGATCCTGCTGCGCCTGGTAATCCTCATCGTCATAAAACAGCTTGGGATTGGCTGCCGCACCTCCCATGTTCAAATTGACGATATTCAGGCTCATCGTCTGGTTGGCCCAGCGCACAGCCATATCCAGCATATCGGGGGTGGTCAACAGCGGCTGATTGAACAGCAGACTGGCAGCGCGCAGATGTCGTTTCATGCGGCAAGCATCCTCAAGATGTCGTCGCGCTGCTGCTCGAGCTGAGCGCGGACGTCGGGGTTGTTCATGTTGGGTAGGCCATGCGCCACATCAGTCATGTTCAGCGGCTGCAGGTAGCTATCACCGTTGGCCACCGGCGGCATGTTTTCCAGGCGGCGAATGTCATTGATCGACAGCCATCCCCATTGGCGACCGATCGCATATGCGTCGTAGCGGCTCTTCTGGTCGCCTCGCAGCAAGCCGGAAAGGTTGAACTCAATGAAGTACTCCCGCCGTTCGGCCGGCAGTAAAAAGTCGCGCATCATCGCCTGCTCATGCCGCTTGACCCATGGCATCAAGGCAAAGATCACGTACTGAATCAGCAGTTGTTCAAGACTGTTGTAGCTGGCCTTTTCCAGGTCGTTGACCATGTGGGGTGGGATCTTGTAGATCCGCGCCAGATCGAGGCCGGTAGCTTTGAGGATGCCCAGTAGTTCGGCATCAACGTTATTCATCGATACCGGCTTGAAGGTCATACCCTCCTGCAGCATCGCGACCTTCTTGGCGTTGTCGATGCCGGAGAACTTGGTCCCCCACTGATCGAGGATGCGGTCGATGCTGACCTGCTCCTTAATTGGCGGCGCCTCCCGCGGTCGCTCAATTACACCGCTGACGGCGGTACCGTTGGCGAATGATTTGCCCGCGTACTGCCTAACCGCCTGGGCCAAGCCGACCGCATCTGCATGCAGCTCAATGGGCGACAGGCCCGTGTAATGGTTTTTCGTGTGCCAACGCACATGGTGTATCAAGCGCATAGGCAACGGCTCATGTCCGCCAATGCGATACACAGGCCGAAGATCTCCGCCCTTGAGGACCAGCACCTTATCGTTGTGAAGTGGATAAAGCGCTTTCACTGCGCCGTCATCACCCCGCTCAATGTAGCTGTAGCAATTGCCTCTCAAACCCAATGCCAGCTGCCCGGCCTCCCGGTACTCATAGGGTGTCTGCCACGGGTTGGGTTGGTAGCGCAGCACATCGTAAAGCGGGTGACCTGAAGCGACTTCACGCTTGCCATCCCCGAGCCGGCGGTACATCTCAAGCGGCAACTGGCCAATGCTCTCTGCCAACAGCGTGACGCAATTCTGGAGAACCGTGATTGCCAAGGCGGTGTCCGGCGTGACAGTCACCCCTGCTGCCGACCGACCAGAGCCAATCAGGCCGCGCCAGAAGCCGCTACTCCCGTCGGAAACTACACCCTCATTGGCACCGAGCAGATTGCTGAAGAACATGCTCAGCCCCCTTCGGGATTGCGTTTGAATTGAGCGCGGGCGGCAGCCTTGTCAGCCAACCAGGCCCAGCCAATCAGGCCAAGCCCCGCAATGATAAAAGCAGTGGGTACATGAATCAGAGCGACTCCGCCGACCAGCAGGCCGAAGCCGACCAGACCAGCCAGCCACGCTGCAATTGCGATGATGTTCAAACCCCGACTCCTTCGTCATAGATGGATGTGCCACTGCTACCGTTTGAGACTGCCCCGCTGATACCAGTCGCCATGATGGCCGCGATAATCCCGTCGATTCGCCCGGTAGCCTTGGCCTTGTCTGCTTTGCGGTTGTTTGCCGGGTCAGAAACGATCACCGCGTTACCCGCGCACCAGGTCATGACGGGGTTACCGTCATGACGCAAGGACTCCACCGTTTCGACTGGGGGTGCATCATCAAAGAGTTCATCTGATGAATCGTCACCTTCAGGCCTGAGCTCGGCCATCCCAAGCAAGCGGCGCTCAAATTCGTCTACCGCTGGCCCCATATCCTTGAAGCCCTGCCCGAATTCAACCAGCGGCGGCAGCGCGATATCGTACTCAGTCATCAATTGACGCATGTCTTCAATACGCCACCGGTCAAAAGCAATCTTGTCCACCTGGAAGAAGTCACAAATGGTCTGCATCCTGCGAAGTACATGCAGCTTGCTGATGGCTCGACCCGGCGTTGTTTCAAGATCCCGCGACTTGATCCAGGCCGCATAAGGCACCTTGTCCCTCGCTTCACGTTTATCCAGCTCGAAATCGGGAATCCAGAAATACGGAAGCAGCCGCCAATGCGGATCCTCATAGGTTGGATAAAACAGCAACACAAAGGATGTAAGGTCAGTGGTGCTGGACAGGTCCAGTCCACCTACACACGGGCGATTTCGGAGGGCCGACATCGGTACGCGCTCTTCGGCCTGGCTCCAAACATCCCATGAGATCCAGGGCGATTCGGCGCCCGTCCACTCGCAGAAGTTCAGACGCCTAACCATCGCCTCTTTGCTCGGCATCCCTCGCGCCTCCGTCACCTGTTCACGCAGGTACTTCATGCCTGGTAGGTCGGCGTCCTGCAGTGACGGGTTCGACTTGAACCAGCAGCTTTCATCCTTGATCGGATCATCACCCTCATCCAGCGAGCAGATGTAGGCGAAAAAACCGTCGTCGATCAGCGCGCCGGAAGCAACCCTGGCACCGTACTCGTGATACTCCCAGCACGGTCCGCGCTTGTTTGAGCCGCTGTTGGTGATCATGAAAATCAGTGCCTGTTTACGGCTCTTGGTGCCGGCTCGCATCATCTCCACGACAAGGTTGGTCTTGTGCTCATGCACCTCGTCAATCAGCGCCATGTGCGGCCTGGGGCCGGACTGACCATCGTCGGAGCTGATCGGGCGGAAAAACGATCCAGCCTTCAGGTAAGCCAGGTTCCAGATGTTCTGACCGGTGCCACTGCAGGCCAGGCGCTTCGTCAGCTCCGGCGACTGCTGCACCATGGCAACGGCGTCTCGAAACAGGCTCATCGCTTGGTCTTTTTTCGTCGCCGCTGCGTAGATTTCGGCCCGTGCCTCATTGTCTGCGACCAAGCCTTTCAGCCCCACTCCGGCGGCTAACGGTGACTTTCCTGAGCCCTTCCCACTCTCGACGTAAACCACGCGAAAGCGCCGGTAGCCATCATTGGTCTTCCAACCAAAAATGCTGCCGACGATAAATTTCTGCCAAGGCAACAGCTCAAATGGCAGACCTTCGAACTCACCGCCGTTCAGTTTCAGGACCGTGCGGTAAAACCGAATGGCCTTGTTGGCCTCCTCCAGATCCCAAACCAACCCGCGCTTATGCCCTTCCTGTAAGTCCTTCAGATGACGGGCGCATGCGTTTCGTATGTCCGGCCCGGCGACTCGCTCACCGGAATGCACTTCACGCGCATACTGGGTAGCAGGATCCTCAACCGAAGAACTCCGCGAACTGGTCTTCTTGGTCGTCATCGGCTTTTATCTGGACTTTAGATCGGGCGGCTGGGGTGAGGCCGAATTCGACCAGGTAACTTTTAAAGCGTCGGTCGGCGTCAGCGAGCATGGCAACAGCAGGGTTCGCTTTAATCACCAGTTCACCTTGGGTGCTGGTGGTCTCGTAGGTTCGCCCATTGGCGTCAACAAGTTCGCGCAAAGCGAGAATCTCGGAGTAACAATCACACAGTCGCTCAAGCGCAAAGCCGTCTGCTTCAGTGAGCACACCCATGCGATCGAGCAGGACGGTGAGTCGCCCCCAGGCCACTTGACCTTCATCAGTGAGATGCGCCGGAGTGCTGGGAATGCGCTTGGCCGGCAGTGGCTCTTTCTTGTTGATCGGGCGCTTGCCGGGATTCCCCCTGACCAGCTTCAGCTCTGTCGGGGTCGGTCGTCTCCCAGCCATTTTTTGATCCCAAAAAAAATCATTTCATTTCGCGGCTTTGCGCACGAAGGGGGGCGATTGGTCGCGAAAGGTTTCAGGAAAAACATTTTCACCCCCCCTACCCTGGATCATGGGGCCCCGCAGCGCCCGGAGGCTTTCAGGAGGGCCGATTCCAGTGGTGCCGTGGGTCCAGCGGCCTTCCGCTGACGTCGCACCCAACCTCGCGTCCTGACTTCTC